TACGACACTGCTACTGGCATTGTTATCCCTATTGGGGATTACCCTAGGTCTAAGACTACGGGGCGTGACCATACAGGATTTCCTATCTATGGTCTTCCCGATGAATTAACCAAGGATTACGCCTTATGTGAGGTCATGGTTGGAATAGCCCCTCAAAACGACGAGGAAGGCATTGTAGAGCGTCCTTGCCTAGTGACGGCAGGTGATTATGTCCTAGTGGCAAACGGGGTAGGAAAGACCGTTAAACAAGCCTGTGAACGTGCCTATAAAAACGTCAAGAAAATTGATATTCCTGACTGTATTAACGTAAGGGACGATATAGGCGAGGCAATGGAGCATCAAATCCCCGCTTTACAGAAGTATGGATATGCAGAAAATTGGTGCTATGACGAAATGGAAGAGGATGAGTAATGCCAATCAAGATGCTTCCTCCTCCTCCTCCAACCAATCAAGGCGTAGACTCTCGCCAGTTTAGAGATTGGTTTTATACCATTTTCTCCCAGACTAATGGTAATTTAGACCAAATAGGAACAATGGCCTATGAGAACTCTAATAATGTTTCTATTACAGGCGGTAACATTGCCAATACAAATTTATCAAATATTCAAACTCCAGGATTAACTGGATATTTATACGGTCACAACACAGGGCCAGTTACAGCTTCTACTACTATTCCTTATTCAGCAATTACAGGTGGGTTATCTGTCACAATTACTACAGCTAAATTAACTTCTGGCGGCACCAACGGAAGCATGACATTTACCAACGGCATACTAACTGCACAAACCCAAGCTACCTAATCATGTCAAATACTCAATTACCATTAACCGACGAACAACTTGAAGAACTTGTAGAAAGAGTTACCGAGAAAGTTATTAAGAATTTTTATACATCCGTAGGTGAATCTGTTGTAAAACGGATTACTAAACTCATTGGCTTTGCTGCTGTTGCACTATTAATGTGGGCTGCAGGTACAGGACACTTTCCAATAAAATGAACGAACAAATTGAATCCGCAAAAGAAGTAGCTGGTAAATCCATTGGTCAACATGGATTGGCTTACATTACAGCAATTATTGTTATTAGCGTTGCCGCTAGTATATTTTTAGACGCTTCTAAAATTGCCGCAGTTATTGGTATGGCTGGTGGTGCAATTATGGCTATTATCAATATGATGAACGCTGTATCAGGTACAACTGAAAAAGAAGAAAAGCCTGAGTTTGCCGTTATTCAAAATTTAATTGAAAAACTAGACCATTTGGCAGATAAAGAACCCCCAATGTCAGTTACTGTAGATGGCGATAAAGTCACAGTAACCAAAGGTTCAGATACCATTACAACAAAAAAATGAAACAGATATTCCAACACCTTTTAACTGGTAAAGATAATGAAACTTATGACATTGGTCGAGTAACTTGGTTTCTTGGTTTTATTGCTGTTATCGTAATTGCGGCTTTTGAAGTAATGCACACTACTGTTAGCCTTAGAGAACTTGCTGAAGCATTAGGCATTGTGTCTGGTGCAGGTGGTGCTTCTGTAATGATGAAAAAAGATGCGGAGCCACAATAATGTTCCCTTTATCGGTTATTAATTATGTCAAAATTGGATTGGTTGCTTTGGTACTTTGTGGGTGCGTGTATCTTGGCTATAGCTTTGAGCATTCACGATTTATGGCATATCAGGAGCGTGTTGAAGCAGCAGGAAAAGCGCAAGAAGCAAAGAATGAACAAATCCTCAAGGAACAACAAGTAACAACGGAGAGAATTACCAATGATTACAAGAATAGTATTGCTCGCATTCATACTTACTATGGTGGGATGCACGTCAACGCCAGTAGCAGTGCAATGTCCATCACCAGCACAGCCGTCCCCTTCGTTGATGGAACGCCCTCCGACCCACAATTTGTTGAAAAATGTGCAATGACGACTCAGCAACTTGAGTCACTTCAAGAGTGGATTCGAGAACAAGTGGGTATCAAATAGTCAAGCCACCGAGAGGGTATGCTTAATCTAGTTGTTTTGTGGCTTTCCAACTAGGCCATCAACGAATCGGGAGTCGAGAGGCTGTCCCCTCACCTTACTTCTTAGCGGTCTTCTTTGATTCTTTAAACGCTTTAGCAGTAGGAGCACCTTTAGTCCCAGGCTTTCTCATCTTCTCGCCTGAACCAGCCTTGATACGTTTTTGTTTAGCATGAATGTTTGCGTACAAACCAGGTTTAGTTGCCATATTATTCCGCCATTTCTAAAGATTTAATTCTAACTTCAGTTACCCGTTTAGTCCAACCTTTGCCAAATACAGGGAAAGTCTTGAGTGTCTCTAGGAATGCTTGACGCTTATCCGAAAACTCATTAATCATTGTTACTGTATTCATTTGATTTATAGCAGTAACAGTATTATTGCCGATTGCACCATCAGCAAAAACACCCACAATTTCTTGGATAAATTTGGCTGCACGACCAACACCACTATTGATAGCACAATCAAAAAGGCAATAGTCAAGTCCCGAAGGAAGAGCATCTCCGTGTATGGCATCCCAATAGTTCCTTTTATAAAGTGGCTTAACGTCTTCTTTTGTCAGATTGCGTATATCTTCTTTTGAAACTTCATGCCCTATGTATTGTTCCCATACAGCTTTAGTACATCCCCAGTTAGTAGCACCTCCAGGGTCGGCAGGATTATCAACGTAGCCTCCCTCGTTGACAATAACTAAATCAAAGCATTTATCCCAGTTCCGATTCATTTCTTTTTCCTTTTCTTGATTGGGAATTCAGGCTCAAGAGTGACTTCATCTTCATCGGGTCTAACCTTGTACTCATCAATTGCTTTGGTAAGCATAGCAACAAGCCCCCATTGGACAAGTGTTTCAAGCCCTTCTTTATCGAAATCGACTTGAGCATTGGCTGAACCATCTTTGTTTTCCTTAATGATTTTGACTTTAATATCCATATTAGACCTTTATTACCTCTCCTCGAAAGAACACCAATCCATCATCCTCACTAATGACTTGTACAAGTTCTGGCGGCATAAGTTCTCCATCACGGAATGTAAGTACTGCGAATCCTGAACGCCAGTTGACGGGCGAATCTTCCGTGTAGATGTACTTGTCTCCTCCAATTGCCGACATTGTTCCTGTGTCAACGCCATATCTGTCACCATTATAATCAGTCCACGGAGTCACTTTCAAGGAATGTAGATGACCTGTAACCATACTTACCCCCGATTTAAGGGTGTTGTTAAATACACCATGTTGACCATTGTGCCAACGGTGCTTAATCATACAAGTATTGTTGACCATCAGAGACCAACTGTATGTCCATCCAGGTAAATGGTCGGCTAGTGCCATGCCAGGTACGCCCTCATACTGCCCTAGTACATTAGATAATTTGCCATCAAAGCGTAGGTCGTGGTTACCAATGGTGCGGTGCATAAATGCTCCTGCAGGACGTACTTTCTCAATATCACCAAGACGAGCCTGTACTTCTTCTAGTTCTTCCTTCACAGTTGGGGCTTTATCCCACCCAATCCTATTGTGCTGGCTAATCGTGGCATTATCCATAATGTCACCGTTAAGCACGATTCCCTGTGGTTTTAAACGTGTAATTAAATGTACAAATGCTCTATGGGCGGTACTGACATATCCAGGCCAGTAGTGGCAATCAGAACCCACAACAATCGTTCCATTTTCCATAGAAAGATTGGTGCGGACTTTGTTCTCAGGAATAGTTAATCTAGGAGTGCCACCTTCTTTTGCTTCTAGTTTAATGTTGTATTTCTTTTCTATTCGCTTTCGTCGCCCCATTGTCGCTCGGACATCAATCTCTAATACTTTAGATACGATAGTTGCTGACTTATGTTTTCGCCACAGTTCTATAAAATCTTCATCGCTACATCGTGCTTGTACCATGTTATTCGCCCAATTTATATGTTTTGACTGGCTCGTGGCTTTTTAAGTCCACATTACACGCCCATTTGACAGCTTCTTCTGCAGTTAATCCCATTCTCATACAAACCTCTGCAGCCATTGAACCACTGCCAATAGCCATAAAGGTTCTAACTCGTTCCCATTCTAGGTCATCTCCACAAGAAAAAAGACCTTCTTCGGTCAATTTTAGAAATGAACTATCGGTATGTAGTTTCGGTTTCGTCTTTTGTTTCTTGTTTATATAATCAACAACTTTTTCCCCATCCGCCCAATTACCTGCGACACCAAGGTAACCGCCGTCTATCGGAATAATCTTATCTTCAAAATATTTAATACCAGAATCATCATCTGAAAACTGACTGTCTGCAACTAATTTTTTATTAATCCAATCGCCAACAATGGTAGTCATATCAATCTCTAATAGGTGACACGACAAGCTAGACGGAGGGGAACCGTCGGGGGGAAGTGGGGGATGAGTGCTTGCCGTGTCATTTGTTAGTTTATCTTAAAAGGTAACATTGCTCCATACAGGACACCATTTATTCACACTACAATAATCCTCACACCTACGATAGGTGGCTGGACGGTGTTCCCAAAACTGGTCTGTGCCGAGTGTAACACCCTCTTGTGACGGATATAGTTTGATAGCTCGTTTGCCATTCTTTTTCATCAAAGCCCATTGTTCAGGAGTAGCCCATCTTTCTTCATCTGTACACATTGGTGGTTCAAATAATTGGTGCAGTGCAATACGCTCTTTGACATAAGCCTCTGCCTCATCTAGTGTCCACATCCGTACAGGAAGGGTCATAATTGGTCTTCTAGGGTAGTCAGGGTTCTTCTGTGCCTCACGAGGTCTCCAATCCCTAAAAATGGCTGTAATGCTCAGTTTGGTCACTTCAGTGTTGTTTTTGTGCAATAGCCATCTCAACACGTTTAATTGGCGTTCCCACTCAATTTTGCCGTCTGAAGAGTATACGGAGGTCACCTTGTAATCAGATAGGTGAAAGAACTCTAAAACGTCGAATGCGCCCCCTAATTTCCATCCTAGTACCTCGGCATAGACTCGCTCCTCCCGACGCACTGTAGACCCCTTATAAGCCATTTCAAGCAGATGATGGACACTACTTCCAAACAAC